AGTAATACACCAAGTATAACTGTGAGTAGATCAATTAGTAACACACCAAGTATTACTGTAAGTAGATCTATTAGTAATACACCAAGTATAACTGTGAGTAGATCAATTAGTAACACACCAAGTATTACTGTAAGTAGATCTATTAGTAATACACCTAGTGTTACTCCAAGTGTAACACCAAGTACTTCACCTCCTTCATCAACATTTACTGTTAATATTTACGCTAAATCAGATGTAGGTTTTAGTCTTACTGTTGGATTATGGACTTCAACAGATAATGTTAACTGGACTAGACGTGGTTCAGCCATAGGTACATCTTGTACTACTGCTAAATACACAGCTAATTTAGCTAGTGGTACAACATTATACTATGCTGTAGCTGATAACAACAGTGGACCTCCTACTAACTACTTCTTTGGTCAAAATACCACCTCTACTTGTCCAACATCACCTGGTTCACTTTGTGTAAATTCAGTTGTTATAACAGCTAATACTACTAGATCACTTACAGCGCAAGAAATAGCTTGTTAATATTAAAACAAGTTTGGTTGTCTGGATTTTTGACTATATATTTAATCTATAATAAAGGTTATGTTTTATATAGTCGAAACAAAAGAACAATTAGATCATTTAGGTAAACCAGAAACTAATACTTGTTTCATTAATGTTATTACATTAAATGACAATCGTCATCCATCATTAACTAAACCATGTTTAGTATATTATAATGACGGAGATAAAGGCTATATATTGTCTATAGATCATAGTGAAGCATTTAAATTAGATTGGGAGACAGTTAAAGAATTTATTTCTAGTATTGATACTGTCTATGTTTTAGATAAAAAATATCATTTATATTTCCTACCAGGCAGTAATTTACTAGATATTAATTTTACTAATTATGTTGATGAATCACAATTTGATACTAAAGTACATACTGATTTTAATAATCAAAAATATTATATAAATGATTTAAATTCACTTATACCCATACCTAAACATTATGAAAAATGGGAAAATATATATGCTCATTTAAAGGATAAATTGTATTTTTCTAAATTTTATACTAATCATAAAAACGAATTTTTAAATACCTTTACTGAAGTATTTTACCAGATTGAAAAAAGTGGTATAGGTATCGATCCACGTAAGTTTAATAAACATTTTGAAACTACTTGGAAAGATAATTCGATTTACGGGAATACAGTTTATACACAATACAATTTATATAATTTAACTACTCGTCCGTCAAACGCATTTAATGGCGTTAATTACGCCGCTTTACCTAAGGACAGCGCACGTGAGTCATTTGAACCTAATAATTATATTTTTGTTGAGTTTGATTACAGTGCTTACCATCCACGCATAATAGCTAAAATGATTGGTTATACATTTGAAGGTGAACCATATGATGAAGTGCCTAAAGAAATTATGTTCCAAAACATATATGGTGGTATTAGAGATGAATATGCTTGGTTTCCATTTTTTGCTAAATTAAATGAATGGTTAGATAATAAATGGAAAGAATTTAAATCAACACATGTTAATAGTTTAATATTACCTTCAGGTGTTACTATACCGCAAGTAAAAATAGAAAATCCAAATAAAAATAAAATATTAAGCTACTTAATTCAATCATACGAAACATATTATAATACATTAACATTAGAACGTGTGTTAAAATTGTTAGAAGGTAAAAAAACTAAAATAGTACTATACACATATGATTCTATATTGTTAGATGTAGCTAAAGAAGATATTAAAACATTATTACCCAAAATTAAACAAGAGCTAGAGGCTAATGGTTTCCCAACCCGTATGAGTGTTGGCGAAAATTATGGCGCTTTAGTAAAAAAATAACATATTTATGGAATATAATATAACCATACAAGAATTGGCCAACAAGTTATTCGCAACTTTCGCAAAGAAAGAAGACATAGATCAAACGTTAGATATTATAACTGGTCGCTACTCTATTCTATATAATAAAATTTTTATTTTAGAATCAAAAGATAGTGACGAGGTTATATTTACATACAATATTGATCCAGGTAATATGAATACAACATCTGTATTACCTAACACTATATTAGTACATCGTAAAAAAGAATCGAATACTTTATATACTATTAATGCTTTAAACGCTTTAATTAAATCTTTAAATAATGGTTATGCAGATCCTAATTACAGAATAGAATGGAACGATTATCGCAACACAATTCTACTCACACAAGGTCCAGACCAATTACGAAAATTGGAAACAACAATTCACAAAATAATTAATATTAACTAAGAGCTTTCAGAAATGAAAGCTTTTGTTAACTTAAGTTTGGCCTCTAATTTTTCTGATGCTATATTTAGTTATAAATAAATAAACAGTTATAATATGGATTTAAATCAAATTAAGCAACGTATGCAATCGTTGCAAAACAAAAAAGGCGGCTTCGTTAAAGAAGATCGTACTAAGACATTTTGGGCTCCACCTATTGGCAAAGCAGTAATTCGTATTGTTCCATCCAAATTTAACAAAGCTAATCCGTTTAGAGAAGTGATGTTTCATTATGGTATTGGAAACAAAACAATGTTATCGCTAACTAACTTTGGTGAAAAAGATCCGATTGTTGAATTCGCATCTCAGTTAAGAAAAACTAGTGACAAGGAAAATTGGTCATTAGCTAAGAAAATTAGTCCTAAAATGAGGATATTTGTTCCTGTTATTGTTAGAGGCGAAGAAGACAAAGGTGTTCGTCTATGGCAGTTTGGTAGGGAAATGTATCTTGAACTATTAGGTATAGCTGAAGATGAGGATATTGGAGATTACACTGATATTATGGATGGTAGAGATTTAACAATCGATACTGTTGGTCCTGAAGTTACAGGTACCAAATTCAATAAATCATCAGTTCGTATTAAACCAAAAACATCAGGATTATCTGATGACAATGAAGCCATTAAAAAATGGATTAGTGAACAACCAGATGTACTTGAACTCTATAAGAAATATGAGTTTGAAGAAATGAAAAACATGTTGATGGAATGGTTAGAACCAAGTGAAGAAACAACTACTGAAGAAGAAACAACTGACGAAGTTACAGACACACCAGTAGTAGAATCACCTAAGACTAATTATGCGTTAAATACTAAGAAAAAAGGATTTGACGAGAATGAATTTGATGAACTTTTTAATAAATAATTATTATGGCTAAATCAGCTAAAAGTGTAAATACAAGTGTTTCTCAAGCAATTAAGGGTACATTTGATCTTGATAAATTCAAGAAAACCAAAAAGCTGGATCAGTCATCAAATTTTAAGACGCAGAAGTGGATCCCATTTTCACCAGCGATGCAGGACACTTTATCTATACCTGGTATACCAATGGGTCATATCACAATAGCTAGAGGTGGTTCAGATACAGGTAAAACAACACTATTGATTGAGACAGCTGTCGCTGCTCAAAAGATGGGTATATTGCCTGTGTTTATCATCACTGAGATGAAATGGGATTTCATTCATGCTCAAAAAATGGGATTTCAATGTAATGCAATTCCAGATGAAGCAACAGGCGAAGTAATGAATTATAGTGGTTTCTTTCTTTATGTTGATAGATCATCTTTAAATTCAATTGAAGATGTATCAGCGTTCATAGCTGATATTTTAGATGAACAAAAGAAAGGTAATTTACCTCATGATTTATTGTTTCTATGGGATTCAGTAGGTTCTATACCATGTGATTTAAGTATCGAACAAGGTAAAAACAATCCGATGTGGAACGCAGGTGCCATGTCAACACAGTTTGGTAACTTTATTAATCAAAAGTTTCCAATGTCTCGTAAAGATAACTCACAATTCACAAATACATTTTTTGTAATTAATAAAGTAGGAGTTCAACCAGCACTTACACCTATGAGTCAACCAAGAATGACTAATAAAGGTGGTAATACAATGTATTGGGATGCTTCAATTGTAATTACATTTGGTAATGTGACTAATAGTGGTACATCTAAAATACACGCTCAACATAAAGGTAAAAAAGTTGAGTTTGCTAAACGTACAAAAGTATCTATAGATAAAATTCACGCTGACTGTGGAGTAGCTACATCATCAACTGTTATAGTAACACCACATGGTTTTATTGAAGATGATCCAGATGCTACAAAAGAATATAAGAAACAACACGCTCATGAGTGGTTTTCAGAATCTATAACTAATGTGGATGAATTAAAAATTACTGAAGATAATAGTGAATGGGAAGAAAGTAGCAGTATTTCACCTACAATAGAAATAGATAATGACGAAGAATAAAATGTTCAAGCAGATGCTTGATGGTATAACAAGTGCCAAAGACGAACCTTTACATTTAAATAGTAGAGTACTTCTTATAGACTCTATGAATACATTTCTTAGGAGTTTTGCCATGATTAACCATATGAATCCTAGTGGAGCCCACATCGGTGGGCTCACTGGTTTTCTAAAATCAATTGGTTTTGCTATTAGGTATATTAAACCTACTAGAGTAATTCTAGTATTTGATGGTACAGGCAGTACTACTAATAAGAAGAATTTATTTCCTGAGTATAAAGCTCATAGAAAAATCCAACGTATAACTAATTGGGATGGATTTAATGATAAAGATGATGAGTCTGAATCAATTGAAAATCAATTAGTACGTTTAGTTCAATATCTAAGATGTTTACCTGTTGGTTTACTATCTATTGATAAAGTAGAAGCAGATGATGTTATAGGATATATAACTAAAAGAACTGAAGATGAAGTTTATATCATGTCAGCAGATCAAGATTTCTTACAATTAGTAACTCCTAAAGTAACAGTATATTCTCCTATTAAGAAAAAGTTTTACACACCTAAATTAGTTAAAGAAGAATATGGTTTAGAAGCATATAATTATCTTAACCAAAAAATACTAATGGGTGACAATTCAGATAATATACCCGGTGTGAAAGGATTAGGACCTAAAAAATTATTTAAATTATTTCCTGAATTAGAAAGTACCAACGCTGTTACTTTAGAGAGTATTTTAGAAAAATCTACAGAATTAGTTAACGAACATGGTTTGTATGGTAATATTGTTAATTTTAAAAAACAATTACTTATAAATCAAGAATTGATGGATCTATCAGATCCAATTATGCCTGAGAATAGTATTATTGAGATAGAAGAAGTAATACATAATGAACCTAATAAAATAGATAAGTTACATTTTTTAAAGCTATACAATGAAGATAAGCTTGGTAATTCAATACCTAATGTAGAAGTTTGGCTTTCGGAAATATTTAGCTATCTTCAAGTATATAAAACAAAATAAGTTATGACAACATTTTCAAAATTAAACCAATATGGTTTGAATTTTCAAACTAAGGTGATTAGTTCACTTTTAAAAAATAAAAAATTTCTACTTAATATTCGAGATGTAGTAACACCAGATTATTTTGATAATCAAGCACATCAATGGTTAGTAGAAACTATCACTAAATATTTTGATAAATGGCATGCAACTCCAACACTTGATATACTTCATATTGAAGTAAAAAAGATTGAGAATGAAGTATTAAAAACAACAGTAGTAGAACAACTTAAAGAAGCTTATAAAACATCAAATGAAGATGCCGATTATGTTGAAGCTGAATTTAGTAATTTTTGTAAAAATCAACAATTAAAAAAAGCACTACTAACATCAGTTGATTTACTACAATCAGGTATGTATGATGATATTAGAGCGCTTGTTGATAATGCTTTAAAAGCAGGTATGGATAAAAATTTAGGTCACGAGTATGAAAAGGATGTTGAAGATAGATATCGTGAGGAATATAGAAATCCAATTGCTACACCTTGGCCTGTTATAAATGGTTTATTACAAGGTGGTTTAGGTGGAGGTGATCTCGGATTAATATTTGGAGGTCCAGGTGGTGGAAAAAGTTGGTCATTAGTTGCTTTAGGAGCAGCAGCTATACAAGCTGGATTTAATGTTAATCATTATACACTTGAGTTAAGTGAAGCTTATGTTGGTAAAAGATATGATGCTTGTTTCACTAATATACCAGTTAATACGATTCAAGAACATAGAAAAAACGTTGAATCTGTTGTATCTAATTTATCCGGTAAGTTGGTTATTAAAGAATATCCGATGGGTAAAGCGACTATAAGTACTATTGAATCACATATACAGAAATGTAGAGATTTAGATCAGTCACCTGATTTAATCCTCATAGATTATATTGATTTATTACGTGCTGATAGATCAAGTAAAGAACGTAAAGAAGAAATTGATGATGTATATATGGCTACTAAAGGTTTAGCACGTGAATTAAATTTACCAATATGGAGTGTTAGTCAGGTTAATAGAGCTGGTGCTAACGATAATATTATTGAAGGTGATAAAGCAGCAGGTTCATACAATAAAATGATGATTACTGATTTTGCATTATCATTATCACGTCGACGTCAAGACAAAGCAGGTGGTACAGGTAGATTCCATGTCATGAAAAATAGATATGGAATGGATGGTATAACTTATTCAGCTGTCATAGACACTTCTACAGGCCATATACATATTGATAATAATGAACTAGATGAAGAAACACTAGAACGTGAAAAACCAACTAAATTAAATGATAATTTTGACTCAGTAGATCGTGATATTTTAAAGAAAAAGTTTTTTGAACTTAATAACAATAGTTAATTTATCCATATTTATACCCATGAGTACAGTTGTATTAGTTTCATGTTCCGCAGGTAAAGAAGAAAAGTCAATGCCTGCCGAAAAATTATATAATTCTGATTTGTTTAAAAAACAATTAGAATATGCTAAAAAATTAGCACCCTCAAATCATATATATATTATATCTGCTAAGTACCATTTAGTACCACTAAATAAAACCATAGCACCATATAATTTAACATTAAAAGATCTACCAGCACCTGATCGTGAGGCGTGGTCTGAAGTTGTTAAAAAACAATTAGAACAAAAAGGTTACAATCTCCAAAAAGATAAATTCATTTTTCTAGCAGGAATGGCCTATCGTCAATATTTAGAACCCCAAATGAAGAATGTTAGTGTTCCATTTGAAGGATTACGTATAGGACAACAGAAAAAAGCTTTGTTACAAAAGCTAAAAGAAACAGTTATAAAATTAACCAGATATATAATTAAAGAAGTAAAAAAACTTTACAAAAATGGAGTTCTCTAAAAAACGAATAGAAAAATTAATGGATCAATATCTTCAAGACAATGAAGATTTCGGTGACTATACTGAAAACACATTAATGATTGAAGTATTTAATAAATTCAATTCATTGATTTTAGAGAATACAAGTAATACAGTTTCATCAACACTTCTTCAAGAACATTCTAATTCATTAGATGGTGTTCCTAAAGATATATTTGAAGATTTTATGCTGTATATCAACATGACTGAACTAGACAGTCGATTACTTTAAAGATTTATTAAAAAATAAAAAGTCATGAAAATGACTATGACATCATACACTTAACTATTAAATAACAAAAAATGGATGTAACACAGAGTATCCTTAGCGAAATAACTACTTATATGAAGTATGCTAAGTATAGACCAGAATTAAACAGAAGAGAAACATGGGAAGAGTTAGTAACAAGAAACAAAGAAATGCATCAAGTAAAGTTCCCCCAATTAAAAGATGAAATTGAAAATGCTTATAAATTAGTATATGATAAAAAAGTTTTACCATCTATGCGCTCATTACAGTTCGCGGGTAAGCCCATTGAGCTTAATAATGCTCGTATATTTAATTGTTCTTTTTTGCCTCTCGATGATTGGCGTGCTTTTAGCGAAATAATGTTCTTACTATTAAGTGGATGTGGAGTAGGATATAGTGTACAAACACACCATATAGATAATTTGCCTGAAATTAAAGTACCAACTAAACATAAAAGATATTTAGTAGGTGATAGTATTGAAGGATGGGCTGATGCTGTTAGAATGCTTTGTAAAGCATATTTTCAAGGAGCTCCACTTCCAACATTTGACTTTAGAGATATTAGAGCTAAAGGCGCTCAGTTAATTACTGTAGGCGGTAAAGCACCTGGCCCTGAACCATTAAAAGAATGTTTATTTAATTTACAAAAGGTATTTGAACGTAAGAAAAATGGTGATAAACTAACATCAATAGATGCTCATGATATGGCTTGCCATATTGCAGATGCAGTACTATCAGGAGGTATTAGAAGAGCAGCATTAATTTCATTATTTAATTTAGATGATGAAGATATGTTAACTTGTAAGTTTGGAAATTGGTGGGAACAAAATCCACAACGTGGAAGAGCAAATAACTCAGCTGTAGTTATGCGTCATAAAATTACTGAAAGTGAATTTTTCAAATTATGGAAAAAAATTGAATTAAGTAATTCAGGTGAACCAGGTATCTATTTTAGCAATGACAAAGAGTGGGGAACAAACCCATGTTGTGAGATTGCTCTTAAAGCTTTCCAATTCTGTAATCTATGTGAAGTAAATGTTTCAAATATTGAATCACAAGAAGATTTAAACGAAAGAGTACGTGTAGGTTCTTTTATTGGAACTTTACAAGCAGCCTATACTGATTTCCATTACTTAAGAGAAGTATGGCAAAAAACAACTGAAAAAGAAGCTTTATTAGGTGTTGGGATGACAGGTATTGGTTCTGGAGTTATCTTGAATTATGATTTAAAGAAAGCAGCTGATTTAGCTAAAGAAGAAAATGCTCGTGTTGCTGATATTATAAAAGTAAACAAAGCATCTCGTGTAACTACAGTTAAACCATCAGGTACTAGTTCATTAGTATTAGGAACTGCATCTGGAATTCATGCTTGGCATAATGATTACTATATTCGTAGAATCAGAGTAGGTAAAAATGAAGCAATTTACTCTTACCTTGCAATTAACCATCCTGAACTAGTTGAAGATGATTTCTTTAAACCAACAATACAAGCTGTAATTTCAGTACCTCAACAAGCACCAGAAGGTTCTATTTTAAGAACTGAAAATGTACTTGATATGCTTGAGCGTACTAAGAAATTTAATGTACAGTGGGTTAAAAAAGGTCATCGCAAAGGAGCAAATACAAACAACGTATCAGCGACTGTATCAATTCAAGAAGGTGAGTGGGAACAAGTAGGCAAATGGATGTGGGAAAATAAAGAAACATTTAATGGACTATCAGTATTACCTTATTTTGGAGGTACTTATACTCAAGCACCATTTGAAGATATTACTAAAGAACAATTTGATGAAATGGCTAAATATTTACATAATATTGATTTAAGTAAGATTGTTGAATTTAGCGATGATACAGCGTTAATGGACCAAGCCGCGTGTGCTGGAGGCGCTTGTGAGATAGTATAAAATGAAAAGTGATAATCTAGTACAAAATATAGTTAACAGCTTATATTATAGTATTAAAACAAATAGGTGATGGTCGAATTTATAAAGGATATACATTATTATATGGATGGAGTGAGGGTAGTATTTACTGCCCTCTACCACATTGAGAGAGGAGAATGTTGTGGTAATAAATGTAAACATTGTCCTTATATTCCTAAACACCATAAAGATAGTATACAAATAAATAAAGAATTTTTGACCAAAGAAAATTAATTATATTTAATTAATAATAAAGGTTATGGTGAAACATTCTATAGAAACTGTTAATAGAGAAATAGCCAAATTACAGGCTATTAAATACAACCAATTCTTTTGGTGGAGAAAATTTAAAGAGAAGTCTCCATTATCATCCAAAGATGCATTACATGCTAGGATTGATAATGGAGATTTTGATTTTTCTTCATATTATTGGCAGGCACAATATGCTATTCATGAAATGGAAGAAAAAACAGGACATATTGTTGATCCTGCTAGTAGACATGAATCACAATCAATATATAGAGAACGCTGGAGACGATTAATGAATGATTTTGAAAAAGATGAACCACAGCGTTTAGAAAATTATATTAAATCTATAACTAGTATATTTGAAATAGAAAAAGAAGACTTAGAAAGAAAAATGGAAGATTTCGAGGGTACCTTAAAAGAATTATATATATTAATAAAAACAAATTACAGTTTTAGAACTAAACAAAAACGCGGAAGATCTAAAAAAATATAGTATATGAGTAAATTTCAATCAACAAAATTATTTGACGGATTTAGTTGTGTGTTTCGTCAATGGAAAGCAGAAGGTACACACTGTCGTTTTCTCCACGGTTATGGAGTATCATTTAGAGTATGGTTTGAAGGTGAATTAGATGAAAAAAATTGGGTTTGGGACTTTGGAGGTATGAAACGTGCTAAAGGTACTATTGATAATATGAATCCTAAAGAATGGATGGACTACATGTTTGATCATACTACAATTATTGCAGAGGATGATCCTGGAATAGGTGGATTTAAAACAATGGATCAACTAGGTATAATTCAACTTAGAATCATTCCAGCTGTTGGAGCAGAACAATTTGCTAAATTTATATTTGAGAAATTAAATACATTTGTTCAAGAGGAAACAAGCGGTAGAGTTAAAATAGCGAGAGTAGAATTCATGGAACACGCTAAAAATACCGCTATATATGAAGGCTAAATTAAGTAAACAACTCCAAAAAGAATTAATCAATAAATATGAATTAGAAAATCCACCTCCATATACTGAAGGACATTGGGATGATGCTATGTTGGAGAATGATAGTTTTTATGATATAGATATACTTCATAAACATAATAAACCAATTCTAGAAAAAATTAAATATTGGCAAGATGAATTTAAACCATCAGGCAACATGGGAAAATGGTGGGCATCAGTTCAAATAGAAAAATTAAGGAAACAACTAAAACATTATAAATGAAAATATCACACGAACTACCTCTTAGTTTAATGGATAATGCCTATGAGTGGAATGATTATGATTATTGTCTTCCACATTTAATAGATGAGTCAATGAGATATAAATTATTCTTCCAAAAAGCAAGAGTAGATAAACGATTCATTATGATGGATAATGGATTATTTGAAGGAGTAGAACATACAATAGCAGATTTATTAAGTAAAATTAATTTAATTCGTCCTGATGTATTTGTTGTACCTGACTCTTGGAATGATTCAACTACAACTATTAGAAGTGCAAAACATTGGATGATGAATTATGGAGATAAACTAAAGGAAATTGATGTTAATTTAATGGCTGTATGTCAAGGTAAAACAATAGGAGAATTAATAACTACATATCAAACATTAATTGATCTAGGATACAAACATATAGCATTTAACCATTCTAGTATAGCATATCAGGATTTAGGATATGATTCTTCATTAAAGAATCAAATGTATGGCAGAATGGAACTTATTAGACAATTAGTTGAAAATAAAACTATTAGAGAAACATATTATCATCATTTACTTGGTTGTTCTTTACCTCAAGAATTTATGGTTTATAAAGATTGGAAGTTTATCAAATCAGTAGATACATCTAATCCAATTTTAGTAGGAGCAGAAGGTAAACGTTATACAGATAGTGGTATAAATTGGAAACCAAAAGAAAAATTAGCATATTATTTTGAAAAAGATTTATCTGACCGAATTGATGATATTAGCTTTAATGTAAGTAAATTTAAAGCATATGTTAAATAATATACAATCACTTTATGATTATTTAGGTAGAGCAGCTGGTCCAACATTAGGTCTAGAAGTAGCTAAATATGCTAGACAACAAAATTCACCAGTACAAATCAGAGAAATATCAAATCCTAAATATTCAGGTCCTGTAAATTTATATACTGAAAATTTATTAATAGCTTTTTTTAATAATCCAAATTATAGAGATATTATCAACACTGATAAAATCCAATACGAATTAAAATCAAAAAAATCGCTTGAACGGAAGGTAAGCGAATCACAAGATAATACTCTTCCATTTTAATTTAAAATAAAATGAAAAAATCAGTTTTAAGTCTTTCAGGTGGAATGGATTCTAGTTCATTATTACTTCATTTATTAGCTAAAGGTTATCAAGTAACAGCTTTAGGTTTTGATTATGGTCAAAAACATAAAGTAGAATTAGACCGTGCTAAATCATTAGTAGAATATTTAAAATCTAAAGGACAAAAAGTAACACATCAGATTATTAAGTTGGATGGTTTATCTCAATTACTTAATTCAGCTTTAGTCACAGGTGGTAAAGATGTACCTGAAGGACACTATGAACAAGACAATATGAAAGATACTGTTGTTCCTAATCGTAATAAAATATTTGCTTCACTTATTCAAGCAGTTGCATTATCAGAAGCAACTAAAGATGAGAAACAAGAAGTAATTATCGCAATGGGAATTCACGCAGGTGATCATGCTATCTATCCTGATTGTAGACAAGAATTTAGAGATGCTGATTTTGAGGCATTTAAAGTTGGTAACTGGGATTCAGAATTAGTATCACATTATACTCCATATTTGAATACTGATAAATTTGGTATTTTAGAAGATGGTTTAAAATGTTGTGAAATACTAGGTTTAGAATTTGATAAAGTTTATAGGCGTACAAATACTTCTTATAAACCAATATGGTTTGAAGGAGAATGGTATTCAGATTATAAATCAGCAGCATCTGTAGAGCGTATTGAAGCATTTATTAAACTAGGTCGTCCTGATCCTGTAGCTTATGCTGACGAAACAGGACCTGTACGTTGGGAAGTAGCTAAATCAGCTGTAGAAAAAGTATTAAACGAATATAAAAATTAAATATATGGATTACATAATTAAGTTTATATTAGTAATGTTAGCTATGATAGTAGCAGATATTTGTTGGACTTATTACTTTTTAAATGTAGAAGAACGTAAACCAACAGCCGCGGGTATATGGTCATCACTTATTATAGTAGCAAGTGCTTTCATAACAACAAGCTATGTAGCTGATAAATCATTAATACCAGCAGCAGTTCTAGGAGCATTTATAGGAACAGCAGGTACAGTATATTATAAAAAGAAAAAAGAAAATAAATGATTCACTTTTTAGAACATGCTGTCGGATTATGTGCTGACTCAAAAACACATTTAAACATATTGGGGTTTCTTTTGGAACCCCAACTTTTACAACATATATTTAATTATCTAAAAACATGGAGGATTTAACCAATGAAGTGTCTTAAAAATGTCAAAACAGGAACTATTATTCGCGTCGATGAATTTAAAGCAAATAATACAGTAGGTAAAGAGTGGATTTTTGTTTCTAAAGAAGAATGGAAATCAACAACTCGTAAACCAGAACCAGTAGTTGAGTCTACAAAAACTATCTCAGACAGTATTATTAGAGGTCTTGAAGGAGAAACAATTTCAGAAAAACAATTAAAACGTAAGAAAAAATGAGTAAAATAGATTCTAAAAAACTATTAATAAGCTCTGACTTCTACTCTGTCCAAGGTGAGGGTATTTCATCAGGAGTACCTTCATACTTTGTTCGTTTAGGTATTTGTAATCTGACTTGTGGTATGAGTAGAGCATTTACAAATAATCTTTTAAAAGAAGCATCATTAGAAGATGGTGAAATTTTTAAAGGTGATTTAGAGTTAGAAGGTAAAGCGTCTTGGACTTGTGATTCAACAAGTCAATGGTTATGGAGAGGCGAAGATAAAGAATTTGATTATTTAATCAAACGTTGGAAAGATGAAGGTGTATATGATGATATTTTAAATGGTATTATTCATATTATTTGGACAGGTGGAGAACCAACAATTAAAGGACATCAACAATCAATTGTTAATTTTACTAATTATTGGTTACAAAGACATCTTGACAACACTGTTAGACCTTTCTATGAAATAGAAACAAATGGTACAGTAGTAATTGATGAGCCATTATTTAAAATGATTGATCAAATTAACTGCTCACCTAAACTATCAAATTCAGGTATGGATGTTAAACAGCGTATTAATGAAGCTGCTATTAAACGTGTAATGGAACATAAAAATTATCAATTTAAATTTGTTATATCTAATGAAGAAGATGTTCAAGAATTATTTCGTGACTTTGTCGTACCATTTAGCATACCTCTTACCAACTTGGTTTGTATGCCAGGATTAGATGATGTATCTAATTTTGAAGAACGTACTCAATTTTGTTTGGAAATGGCTAAAAAATATAGATTTAGAGGTTTGACTCGTCTTCATATTGCCGCCTGGAATAAAACACTTAATGTATAAAATAATTAATTTAATATTAGGTTTAGTAACTACATTTAGTATTCCTTTAGGATTACTATGGTTAGCTACTACCTATTCAAACAAAAAAGACAAAAATGAATATAACAATAACTCCTGATAATGTCTATACATGTATAGCTTTATTACTTATGGGTTTACAGATTTATCAATATAGACAATTAGAAAAATCTAAAAAAGAAATACAACGACTATGGGATCAAATAGCTACATTTAACACTATGGTTGCTTTAAAACTTTTGGAAACTCAACAAGATATTAATAAATTAAACGAAAATAAGAATGATGGAAAATAAAAGGAGAACAATAGCAGATATTAATACATTAGAAACAGCTAAACCTGGCTTTGCAAATGGTATTTCACTTCAGCTTAAAGCACGCATTGAAGATGGATATCATCGTTCACTTACAGATGATGAAAAATGGCTTATTGTAGGTGAAGCTGAAACAGCATATGGTAAATTTTTAGACGCGTTGGGTGTTGATTGGAGAAATGATCCAAATAGTATGGAAACACCACGTCGTGTAGCTAAAGCATATGTATTTGATTTATGGAAAGGTAGATATGAGTTACCAACTGATATTACTTCATTTCCAAGTGATGGTTATGAAGGTATTGTACTAGAAAGAGACATTCCAATTGTTAGTATGTGTTCACATCATCATCAGGCAATTCTAGGTAAAGCACACGTTGCTTATATACCAGGTAAAGAAGGTAAAGTAGTTGGTTTAAGTAAATTGAATCGTATTGTAGAACATTTTGCTCGTAGAGGTGCCATTCAAGAACAACTTACAGTCGCTATTCATAACGCTGTAAATACAGTTTGTGAAGATAATGTTGGTGTAATGGTATTAGTGCACGCTGGACACCAATGTGTTAGTTGTAGAGGTGTTAAACATCAAGGAGCATCAATGGTTACAAGTGAAGTAAGTGGAGTATTTGCTGATCATAGTCGTACTGCTAAAGCTGAAGTATTAGAAATGATTAAATTAAATCTTCAATCTTATTGCTAATAAATTGTGTTCCATGGCTTTATTTGGAAATTTAAAATAAAATAGATAATGAGAAAAATATACATAAAGTGGAAAGATATTGATAAAGCTACTGATAATTTAGCTAAACAGATTATTAAGAGTAAACTCGAGATAAGTGCTATATATGGATGTCCTAGAGGAGGATTAATACCTGCTGTTATTTTATCACATAAATTAGGAGTACCTTTTTTAAAAGAAGATGATGGAGAGACTTCAGTAGGTGAAAATACTCTAATAATAGATGATATATGTGACACAGGAGAAACATTATCTCAATACACTGAATTTCCAGCATTATTAACAGCTACTCTCCACTATAAACCAACAGCCGCGTTCAAACCAGATTTTTATTGGAATACAGTAACAGAAGATGAATGGATAGTTTATCCATGGGAACAAAAAGATTCACAAACAATACCAGATTATGCAACAGAAAGAAAGTAAAACAAATTGGCATTTTAAAATTAGTTTATTTAAATCATGTCTTCGAATAGTAGCAGGTGTTACTTTAATTAGAGGTGAACTGCCTATAGCAGGATCTTTATTTATATTAGCAGAATTACTTGGAATTGTAGAAGAACTTTAATACATTTAATATATGTTAAACGCAAAACAAATTATTGATGAAGGTTTACTCCTTCTAGAAAACACAAAAGGTAAACCGGCACAGGTTGGTTACGACTTATCACTCCAAGCAGTAAGCAGGATAGGCACTAGTATGCCAAATAATCCCTACAACCTATCTAAAGGGGGTACAATAGGTAAAGTATTAAAAGATAAAACAGAATTAACTACCTACACTTATGTTGAAACTATTAACTTAGATGGAGTAAAAGGCTGGTTATTACATGAAGGTGTATATGATATCACCTTTAATGAAGGATGTAATATACCAGATAACAGAGTAGCATTTATTAAACAACGCTCATCTCTTTATCGTAATGGTGCCATAATTAATAGTCCTGTATTTGATCCAGGATTTAAAACAGAATTTATGGGTACATTACTTTATGTACATGAGACAATATTCATTGAACAGGATGCTAGAGTAGCACAAATATACTTTCATGAGTGTGTTTCTGCTGAAATGTATGATGGTCAATGGCAGGGTGATAAACAACGTAATTCTCTTTAATTCGTATATATTTATATAAAACATAGATAATATGGAAGGATTTGATCCAAAACAAGAATCTAAAGGTGTAGGAGATACAATAGCTAAAATAACTAATTTTTTTGGTATTGATAAAGTAGCAGATGCTATAGCTAAAATAGCAGGAGCTGAAGGATGTGGATGTGGTGAACGTAGACAATTATTAAATGAGTTATTTCCTTATGAAGGAAAAATAAGAAAATTTAAAGTTTTAAAACAATTCACTTGGGCTGGAGAAACTTATTTTGAAGGACAAATATTAGATATAAATAGTAAACACCATATATTCACAGGTGTTATAAATTTGACTCAAGATAAAATATTAGAAGAATTATGAAAATAGATAAATATTTTAGACTTAAAAATGACTTAGAAACATTTAATTTTGAAAAAAGTTTTAATCCATTAAGTAGGACACTCTATTATTTTTCATTTTTAGGAAATATATTCTTAATATTGTTTAGTTATTTCTTTATTAAGGATGTGACTAATAATATTCCTACATTATTTACAGGACAAAATATTTTTTTCTCTATATTCATCATTTTGTTTATGACAGGATATGAATTATTTAAACGATTCGCTTTTGAACAACTTACCTCTACTATATTACGTGTACGTAAATTTACTATTAATATAATATCAGGAGTAATAATTTGTTTAGCGTTAGTATCTGGATCATTTTATCTATCACTTAATGGTGCTCATAGATTAATTGATACTAGTGAAATAACAGCATCAAAACTAGATACTATAACAACTAATGTATCCGATTCTATATCGGCTATATACTCACAAAGAATCGCTTTAAAGGAACAACAAATACAAGCCATCAATACTAATGATGAAGATGGAGTGTTAAGTAAACGCCAGTTAAACACTGTTAAGTTATTAGAAAATGATGTTAAAGCATATGAGACTGAGAGAGATAATCGTATATATCAGTTTGAGGAAAAAACAGGTAAAAAATTAGATAAACAAGAAGATAAAATAAAACAAAATAGTGTTGCTTTTGCTATCATGGTATTCTTTTTAGAATTTATTATATTGATAGGAGTAGCATTTAACGCTTATTATACTTGGACTTCATATAGTGAAATGAAAAGTCTATTAGCAACACCTACATTTAAACAGTTAGAGTTAAATCTTAGATTATTGAAATTATATTTTCAAAATGGAAGGAAAAAAGAACAAGACTCATCTATACCACGTGCTAAATTAATAGCACTAGCTAATTCATCTAAAATACAATGTAATCAAAAAGATATTGATAGTTTTATAGCATTATGCTCTGAACTTGAAATTGTTACAGGTGAAAGAAGAAGAAAAGTTTATAATATGAGTTATGAAAAAGCTAAACATTTGATTGAAACCCAAGAAATTTAAGTTATATTTAAAATAAGTTATGGAAACAATTTTTATATCAATCGCGAGTTATCGCGACCCGGAGTTATTACCAACATTAAGAGATTGTATAGCAAACGCTAAACAATCAGATAGACTAGTATTTGGAATCTGTAGACAATTTCATCCAGATGATAAATTCGATGTTTTAGATGAATTTAAAAATGATCAAAGATTTAAAGTCGTTAATGTACCTTATGAACATTCTAAAGGTACATGTTGGGCTAGAAATATGATCCAAGATTTATATGATGGGGAAACTTATTATATGCAATTAGATTCACATCATCGTTTTACTAAAAACTGGGATTTGACTTTAATTAAAATGTTAAAGCAACTTAAAAAATTAGGACACAAGAAACCATTATTAACAGCTTATTTACCTGGATTTTTTCCAGATAATGATCCTGCAGGTCGAGTTCAAGATTGTTGGAATTTAGAATTTGATAGATATATGCCTGAGGGTCCTATTTTTATTAAACCTCATTCTATTGACGGATGGCAAAATTTAGAATCACCTTATCCAGCTAGATTTTTATCAGCACATTTTATTTTTACTTTAGGTAAATGGGCTAAAGAAGTGAGATATGATCCTAATTTTTATTTCCACGGTGAAGAACCATCATTAGCTGCTAGATCATACACTCATGGATATGATTTATTTCAACCACATAAGCCTGTTATATGGCATGAGTATACTAGAAATGGTAAAACTAAACAATGGGATGATGATAAAGAATGGGCTGAGAAAAATAAAGTATCATATTCTAGATATAGAGCATTACATGGAATGGGTAGCGTAATTGAAGGTACAACTAAAGATTTATTTGAAAAATACGGATGGGGTAAAGAACGCTCATTACATGAATATGAAAGATATATTGGTGTAAGATTTTCCACAAGACAAGTACATAAACATACATCTGAATATCTTCCACTTCCAGTTCCACAAGAAAATTTTGAAGAAAATTTAGTTAATAGAATTAAAGTTTGTATTGATTATTGGAAGGGAGCTTTAGTTGAACCAGATTATGATCTATTAGTTGTTGCTATATTAGATAAAAATGGAGAAGATATTTTTAGACAAGATGTAGATAAAAATGAATTACATTCCTTAATAAACTCTGATCCACAAGATCAATTTATCCATATTTGGAGAGAATATGATGATAATAAACAACCATCTAAATGGAGAGTTTGGCCACATAGTGAATCAAAAGGTTACTTAGAAAGAACAGATCAAGACATACCATATGAATAAAAAAGAAACAATACTGGTACATTTACCAGCGTATCGCGACCCAGAGTTAGTTCCTACTATTAAAGATGCTTTGGATAAAGCTAAATATCCTAAACGTATTCATTTCGGAATATGTAGACAATATCATCCTGAAGATAGTTTTGACAATCTAGACGAGTTTAGAAAAGATAAACGTTTTCACATCATGGATGTGTTATACACTGAATCACAAGGTTTACCTTGGGCTAGAGCACAGATAAATGAGAAATTACTAACTAATCAAGATTATATCTGTCAGTTAGATTCACATCATCGTTTTGCTCAAGATTGGGATGTAACATTAATTGAAATGCATAATAATCTAGAAAAGAAAGGTCACAAACCAATTTTAGCGGCTTATCTACCATTATACGATCCATTTAATGATCCAGCAGGTAGAGCTGATGTACCATGGCAACAACAGTTTGTCTGTTTTTATCCACATGGAACAATATTTATTAGACCAGCTTTACTAACAGGATGGGAAAATATGACTGAACCTCCATTTAGTAGATTTTTATCAGGACATTTTTGTTTTGCTAGAAACGAATGGGCTAAAGAAATAAGACATGATCCAGATATTTACTTTAGTGGTGAAGAAATTAATTTAACAGTTAGATCTTATACTCACGGATATGATTTATTCCATCCTCATAAAATGGTAATATGGCATTCAACAATGAGAGAAGAACGAGCAGGTAAATTAAAGTGGGATGATGATGCTAAACTAGGAGTAGATTGGTGGACCAAACAAGAATACGCTCGTAAAAAAATAAGAACATTATTTAGAGTAGAAGACAATCCAGAAATTGATTTAACAGGATATGATTTAGGAACTGCTAGAACAATAGCTGATTATGAAGCATATGCTGGAGTTAATTTCAAGACAAGATCAGTACAAAAATATACTGTAGAAAATGGATATCCTCCAACACCAATTAATAGTCCATGGTCTAAATCATTCTATCATTTAGTTACAATTTATAGACAATCACTTCCTGAAAATGATTATTCATCTATATTAGTAGCATTTGATGATAAAGATGGTATAGGTATTTATTCTAAAACTATAGAAGGACATGAATTACAAAATTTCTTAAATAATAATGGACCTATTCATTATGAGGAATATTTTGAATACTTTGATAAAGAACCATCTAGAATGGTAGCGTGGGCTTATAGTAAAGAAAGAGGTTGGGCTGAACGTTTTGAAACTAATTTAAATGATTAATTTATGATGAAAATTTACTTTTTAGAAACCCAATACCATTATATGGGATGGAATGATGTATTTTTAGAATTAGTTAATAATCTAAAAGAAAAATATAACGCTGAAGTAATACATCAGAAAGGTGGTCATTTATATATAGAAAAATTCAATTATAATATGCCCGATTGTGAATTAATAATTCATGATGAAGAAAATGATATATTAAAAAGTATTACTTGGTCTGAAAGTCCAACTGATATATTTGGTATATATAAACAAAGAAATAATGAGAAAGATATTTTATTATTAACTCAACAAGCTTATTGGTTTCCTAAAGATTATGATTTTTCAGTATATAATTTTACAGTTAAACCAACTACATTTTATACATTCACTCCTCAAACATGTCATGATCATTTTTATAATCTAAGAAAATTTAAAAAATTTGATTCTTTAATAGATCAAATGTTTTGTTTATTTACTACAAGAAGAGAAGATCCATTTAGACTTAGAGAAATGGGACTTAGCAATACATCTCCTGGAATATTAAGTATAGATGATTATTTAAAAGGAGCTATTAATTTTAAAGTAGGATTATCTTTATCTAGTTTAGCAGAAGTTTGTTATAGAGATATAGAATATATGGCTGTAGGTTTACCAATGATGAGATTAGAGTATATGACTCCATTTGACCCACCATTAATCCCTAATTACCATTATATCTCTATTCCTAGAGATGGATTTGATTGGAGCACTGAATCAGATAGACGTGGTGGAGAAAAATACGTAGAAGCTTATAAAAATAGATTTTTAGAAGTAAAAGATGATGAGCAATTTTTAAATTTTATTGCTAAAAATGCTAGAGAGTATTATACAACATATTGTAGTCCTCAAAATCGAGTTGCTCACATAATGAATAGATTAGAAATTAATCCAACTTCACCTGATGACTTCAATATTTAATGAAAAAATAGCTATTTGTTATTCATGCGCTGGAGAAAGTTATAGAGAAAGTGCTAAACGTCAATTAGAAAATAACTATATTGATGATGATAACCTTTATTATTTTATTATAACAGATGATAAAGAATATTTTAAAGATGTAAATAGACAAAATCTAATAGTCAACGAACTTAAGGATTTCTATCCAGAATTTCCATTAGTAGAAAAATATGAAGCGTTGATTGACTCTACAGATAAGAGTGATTACGCTAAAAAATTTATAGATAACGATTATGTTTATTCTTTCTCATTAATGAGATTTCACTTTTTACAAGCATATAAACATGATATAAAAAATGTTTCTATAATGTGTACTGATACAAATATGTTTTTAGAATCAATTAATCCAATATTAAAAGACAAAAATACAATATATAACGCTGTATCAGAATGGGATGAGAATATTGCTAATAAAGATATGTCTATAATATCTAATATATTAAAAGAAAAATATAACCTAGAACCAGATCAAATAATTAGAGTTTTGGATGCCGCGGGAAGATTTTTTATATTTAATGATATTAATTACATGAAGAATTTTTTCGACATATGGAATGATATTATATTTTATTTATTTGAAACCAACCTAATAGAACGTTTTAGAGGATCATATGTTTATCATGATGAGTATATTTTGGCTCCTATATATAATATATTTGGATTAAATAAAAGACATTCTCACGCTGGGTATAGATTATTTGAAGTACAACATAATCAAATACAAGAAAGATTTTGGCGTATGGGAGTAACAGGATATATAGAACATACTGATTATAATGAATTTTTAAGATTAAATAATTTACAAAATGGCTAATATAAGTTTTCATGGTTCCCATAATGGAGCTTTTGTAGTAGAAAAAGATGGAGAAATACTTTGTATTATAGAAGTAGAAAGATTTCTCAATTATAAAAATGTAGGAATATCTCAATATAAGGTTCCTAGATATATAATGATAACAGTAGAAGAAATTATAAAATGGATTGAGCAAGAATATGGAATATATGAATATGACAATTGTTATTTCTCATCTACTGATTTTATAGGAGAAGATTTTAAAGGCACTCACACCGCATTCCAAACTAATGCTTTAATAAATGCTAAAAATTATATTCATGGATTACACCATGAATCTCATGCTTATGGAGTATTTTATCAATCACCATACCCAGAAGCATTAATATTTTCATTTGATGGAGGAGGGGATGATGGTGAATTTAATATATACCATGCTAAAAAAGGTGAAGATATAACTCGACTAGCACAAGTAAAAAATCCACTGACTGGAGATGATGGTCCATATTATAATTTAGGTTTTGCCTATATGATATTTGGACAATATTTAAAAGATATTCAGATGGATGGAATGGCTGAAGGTAATTTAGTATGGCCTGGAAAAATAATGGGATTGGTTTCTTACGGACAATGGAAAGAAGAATGGTTAGATGCTTTTATTACTTTCTTTAAAAGTGATCCTGATGGTGGAAATGATGATTATGTTGATAAATTAAATACTTTAGGAGATAAAACCGGAGTAGTATTTGATATCAATAATAGATTAGAAGGACAATTAGCTTATGATGTAGCAGCAACAGCTCAAAGAGCATTTGAAGAATGTTTTTTAGAAGTAGCAAAACCATACTTTGATGAATATCCAGATTTGCCTATTTGTATAACTGGAGGATGCGGTTTAAATATTATACTTAATACAAGAGTAAAACAAGAATTTAATAAGGAAGTATTTGTAGGTCCAAATCCAAGTGATTGTGGTATAGCTTTAGGTTTAATGTTACGTCATTTAAGACCTGAGAAACCATTAGATATTACTTATAAAGGTTTACCTATATTAGATAAAAATACTTTAGCTCAAACATTACCTGAATATCCAAATGTTAGAAAGTTAATGAAACAAGATGAATATTATCATCCGTTTGAACAATATGATCCTTCAATAGTAGTTAAAGACTTAATTGAAGGTAAAATAATAGGTACAGTACATGGTCAAGCTGAACATGGTCCTAGAGCATTAGGTAATAGAAGTATTATCTGCAATCCATCAATATCTGAAATGAAAGATATTTTAAACGCTAAAGTAAAACATAGAGAATGGTATAGACCATTTGCTCCAGTTGTTAGATTAGAAGACGTTTCAAAATATTTTGAATTTGAAGAAGAAGCAAGATGGATGAGTTTTTGTCCTATAGTTAAAGAAGAATGGAGAGAAAAATTAGCTGCAATTACACATGTTGATAATACAGCTAGAGTACAAACAGTAACTAGAGAACAAAATGAATGGTTGTATGATTTAATAACTGAATTTGAAAAAGAAACAGGTGTAGGTGTTTTATTAAACACATCATTTAACGTTAATGGCAAACCAATTTTATCAACATATAAAGATGCCTTCATAATATATAATCAAACAGAGTTAGATTGTTTATTATTAGAAGATTATTACATAAGAAAAGAAAATTTTCCAAAATGGAGTTAGTAAATAAAATAAGAACTTTTAGAAACAGTAAAGTTGACGCTAGTATTATAAGCGAAGATCAACTAGATTATCTAGTATTGTATGCTTTAGATGCTATTGAAAAAGGCATTGAAGGTGATTTTGTCGAATTTGGATGTTATGTAGGTGAATCAAGTAAGTATCTAAGAAAAACATTAGACGAAACTAAATCCAATAAAGATTTATATGTATATGATTCATTTGAAGGTTTACCTCCATTGTCTAAATGGGAAGAAAATACAGGATGGAGAGCAGGTACATTAAATGTTAGTGAAGAAATACTAATTAAAAACTTTAGAGATAATAATCTAAAACCACCATATACAAATAAAGGATGGTTCAAAGATATCCCAGATTATAGAATACCAGATAAGATTGCTTTTGCTTTTTTAGATGGAGACTTTTATGATTCTATCTTTGATAGTTTAACTAAAATATATAATAAAGTATCTGATGGTGGGTATATATTATTTCATGATTATGAAAGAAATGATTTACCTGGAGTTAAAGCAGCTATTGAAGCGTTTTTTGCTTTAAGAGGAGAATCATTTAATATTTTAAAAGTTTGTGATCAAGTAGGAGCTATACAGAAAAATAGAAAAGTAGAACAATTACATATGCCTACTTCTAATATGGAAATAAAAAATAAAGACTTAACAGTTGTTACAGGATTATGGAATATAAATAGACCAGGTAGAGACTTTAATCACTACATAGAACATTTTAAAAATTTTCTAGACATACCTGTTAATATGTTTATCTTCATTCCAGCTGAATATGAATATTTAGTTTGGGAGAAGAGAAGTAGAGACAACACATTTGTTAAAGTATATGAACTAGAAGATGTAAAAAATCTATATAGTCCACACTGGGATATTACTCAAAAAATTAGAATCACACCAGAATGGTTTAACAAAACTGGAGAACATGGTTGGTTAGTAGGTTCACCTCAATCATCTTTAGAATGGTATAATCCAATAGTACAATCAAAAATGTTTATGTTAAATGATGTTACTATATGGAATCCATTTAATACAGAATATTTTATTTGGTTAGATGCTGGTATTACAAATACTGTTTATGATAAATTCTTCAGTGAACATAAAGCCTTAGATAAGATAAATCCACATTTAGATACATTCTTATTCTTAAGTTACCCATATGAAGCCAATGATGAAATTCATGGTTTTGATTTTACAGCTATGAATCGTTACGCTGGTAAAAAGGTAGAACATGTTTGTCGAGGTGGATTATTTGGTGGAAGAAAAAATATAATAAATGACGCTAATAATCTTTATTATCCATTGTTACAAAGAACATTAGGTGAAGGTTATATGGGTACTGAGGAAAGTATTTTTACTCTTATGTCTTATATTGAACCTGAAAAGTATAGAAGATATGCTTTAGATGGTAATGGCTTAGTAACTAAATTTATTCAAGCATTATTAGATGATAAAGTCGAATTAGAACCAATTCCAGAACAACGTGTATTTTTAAAACCTAAAAATTTGGATACATCAAAATTAAAAACATCTTTATATATACTTACTTTTAATTTCCCAGAACAAGTAAGACATACTTTAGAAACATATAAACTACATCCAGAGTGGTTAGATAAAACAAGAAAAATATTAATTGATAATTCTAATAATGATGAAGCAGTAGCTGGCAATAAGGCTATTTGTGAAGAATATGGAATAGAACATCTTGTAACAGGTGAAAATTTAGGTATTAATAGAGGTAGATTATATGCTGCTAAACATTTTCAAGAATCTGATAGTGATTATTATATATTCTTAGAAGATGATATGGGTATATATAATTCAACTAGTGATGTTTGTCGTAATGGTTTTAGACAATATATACCTGGATTATTTGAGAAGATTCATAAGATAATGTTAAAAGAAGAATATGACTTTTTAAAATTATCATTTACAGAAGTATATATGGATAATCACATGCAATGTTCTTGGTATAATGTTCCACAGTTTATTAGAACTGAAATGTGGCCTGAATATGATAAATTGCCTATTCAAGGTTTAGATATGAATTGTCCTAGAACTAGGTTTAATAAAATTGATAATGTTGATGGTTTAACATATATTGATGGTGATGTATACTATGCTAACTGGCCTATGATTGTAGGTAAAGTAGGTAACCAAAAGATGTTTTTAGATATAGATTGGACACATCCTTACGAACAAACATGGATGTCTCATATGTTTCAAGAAACACGTAAAGGTAATATCAAACCAGCTATATTATTAGCATCTCCTATAAATCATAATAGAATAAGTCACTATAGTGCGCAAGATCGTAGAGAAAATTAATATTTATAGCAAATATTAAATAATGCCGTTAACTGAGAGATTATACCAAAAGAGCAACTCTGCTATAAATGTAGCAGCAACACCACCAAATACACCTAGTGTTACATTAAGTGTTAGTACAACACCATCAATTAGTATAACACCAAGTGTGACTCCAACAGTTAGTTTCACACCTACTATAACTCCATCAATTAGTATTACACCAACACCAACACCATCATTAGCTTATAATTATTTATTTAATGTTTATAATTGTCTTGATGGTGACTGTAATCAATTTTTAGGTCAAAAAATTGGATTTAGTTATGGTACTAGTCTTACATTAGGATATTATTATTCAAGCGGTTCATCAGCTGTACAACCAGTTGGTGTATCAGGAGGAACACCTGTATTTAATCTTGATAATACTACAGGATATGCTAATTGTACTTCAATTTGTAATCCACCAAGTGTGACACCTAGTATAAGTGTTAGTGTAAGTCTAACTCCAAGTATAAGTATTAGTGCAACACCAAGTATAAGTGTTAGTCCAACTCCAACTATAAGTGTTAGTAGTTCACAAGGCGTTTCAGTTTCACCAACTCCAAGTATAAGTCTTTCAAAAACACCTACACCAACTCCAAGTATAAGTCTTTCAAGAACACCAACACTTACCCCAACTCCATCAGTATAATATAAATAACAATATAAAGATTTAAGTTTAGCGTCTTCGGACGCTTCACTTATTTCATATTTATAATATGATGAATAGCAAATTTAAATTTAAAAGTATAGTTCCTCAAAAATTAAGAACTGATATAGAATTTCCAAAAAAAGGAAATATTGTATTCATTGAGAATGGTTATATAATATATCCAAGTGTATCACCTAGTTTTAGTGTTACACCTAGTATAGCTCCATCATACACTCCAAGTATTAGTATTACACCTAGTATAACACCTAGTATAACTTTATCACCAACTCCAAGTGTGACTCCAAGTATTACTATCAGTAAATCAATTAGTAATACACCTAGTGTCACTATAAGCACTTCTATAAGTAATACTCCAAGTGTTAGTATTACACCTAGTGTAACACCTAGTGTAACACCTAGTGTAAGTATTACTCCAAGTATGACACCTAGTGTAACACCTAGTATAAGTATCACTCCAAGTATGACACCTAGTGTGACACCTAGTATAAGTATTACTCCAAGTACTCCTCCTTCTCCTACACCTTCACCATCATCAGGTTCAAATGGTGGTATAGTAACAAGTGGATTAATATTTAATTTACAATCAGCACCTTCATCAGGAACAACTTGGACTGATGCTTCAGGTAATGGATATAATGCGACTTTAGAAGGCACACCTTCATATACAGGTTCGTTTGGTGGTGGTATAAAATTAAATAATGATGATTTGAATGGAACTGATTATATTATTGTTCCATATAATATTAGTACTAGTACTGTAACAGTTGAAGTTATAGCTTCATTTAATCCAACATCAAACTGGGCAACTGTTTGGGGTAATGAATTTTACAACTCTGACGCTGGTTATTTTGCTTACATGGATAGCGCTACAACATTAAATTATGGTAAGCCAACTTCTGAATCCTCAAAAACTATAACAGCAAGCAATGCTGTAAGACAATGGATTTTTGTCCTCAATGGTACACAATATAGTTTATATTTAAATGGTTCACAAGTTGGTACTACGGACACAGTGAATATTCAAACTCTATTCACATCTAATAATTTCTATTTTGGTGCAAGACATAATAATGAAGGTACAGGATTTGGAGATGTATTGAATAACTCAAACACAGCGTTACAACCTGTGTTCTATCAAATGAGATTATATAATAGAGCATTATCTGGAGCCGAAATTACTCAAAACTATAATGCAAATAAAAGTAGATTTGGATTATAATTATAATGTTTGCTAACCCAAGTAAAGCTTAATATATTTAATATATGTTTCAAGCTATACACTATGATTTTAGAAATAAAACATGTCATCTAAGAGATGATAAACAAGGATGGATGAGTTTTGAATACTATCCAACTTACTATAAACTTGATCCTGATGGCAAGTATGAAACGCTAGATGGTAAACGAGTATCACCAACCCAAAAATGTGATAAAAATGATCCACTAACGTATTATGAGATAGATATACCTATGGAAACTAGGGTATTAGTTGATGCTTATAAAGATTTAGATGAGGCGCCTCAATATCATAATACAGTATTTATAGATATAGAGTGTGAAATTGGAGGAGCATTAACAACTGATTATATTAAATCAGCTCCAATGAAAATAACATCTATAGCTTTATATGATGTTACACTTAAAAAATACTATTGTTTAGTTTTAGACGAAAAAAAACAGTTAAATGATATTAAAGAAGATAACAAAGAAATTATATCATGTGCTAAAGAATTTGACTTACTATCTAAATTCATCAGTATATGGCTTGATTCTGATCCTACTATTATCAGTGGTTGGAATAGTGAGTTTTTTGATATACCTTATCTTTATCATAGGATTTGCAGGGTATTGGGTGAAGAAAAAGCTAAAGAATTATCACCGTTAGGTATTGTTTCTACACAAGATTTCTTTAATAAGAAAGCTCAAACAAATGAATCTGTAGTTAATATAGCAGGTGTTAATCATCTTGACTATATGTTGTTACATAAGAAATATATTATGAAACAAGAGTCATCTTACAAACTAGGTGACATAGGAGAGAAATATGTTAAGTTAGGTAAGATAGAATATGAGGGTTCACTTGATAAATTATTTAAAGATGATGTTCTTAAATTTATAGAATATAACTTACGTGATGTTGAGATATTAATTGAATTAGATAAAAAATTACAGTTTATAGATTTAACAGTCAATATATGTCATTTATGCCATGTACCTTATGAGAATATATATTACTCAACAGCATTAAATGAAGGTGCTATTTTAACTTATCTAAAACGAAAAGATATAGTTTCACCTAATAAACCAACTACTTACAATCCAGCATTAAAAGAAGCTAATGAAGAATATGCTGGTGGTTATCTAAAAGATCCAGAACCAGGACTATATGAATGGGTGAGTGATTTAGATTTTACATCACTGTATCCATCAATTATTCGTAATTTAAATATGGGTATTGAAACATTAGTTGGTAGAATACAAAATAGAGATAAGTATGATAACCAATGGGGATTAGGTGATTTAAAAGTAATGGATGGTGAAGAAGAAATACCAATTGAAAAAGTAACACCAGATAGAAGAGTTAAATTAACTTACATAAAAGTAAAAAATCTAATTGATTTAATCGAGAATAATAAATTGATAATATCAGCTAATGGTACTTTGTTTAGGAAAGATAAGTCTAGTATTATAGTAGAGATATTAAATGATTGGTTTGATAAAAGAAAACAATATAAAGATTTAATGAAAGCCGCTTTTAAAGCGGGCGATACAGCTAAAGGTGAATATTATAATCGATTACAACATACTTTTAAAATTAAATTAAACGACGTATATGGAGTATTTGCTCAGAATGGATGGAGATATAGTGACGGTAATTTATTTATTAGTAAAGCAATCACACTCACAGGTCAACGTTTGGACCAGGAATCAATTAACTTTGTCAATAGAGAAATTAGCACAGAGTTAGGAGTAGAAAAAGACTATGTAATTACAGCTGATACAGATAGTTTATTTTTCGAATTAAAAGATCTAATATTAAAACGAAAACCAGATATTAATATTAATAATAGAGAAGAAGTAGTACCTGTTGCTCTTGAAATAACTAAAGACTATCAAGATAAAACAAAACCATTCTTACAAAATTTATGTAAAGATTTATTTAATATTGATAATGAATATTTTGAATTAAAACAAGAGGTTGTTCTTGAACGAGGTTATTTTGCTGGTAAGAGAAGATATGCTCAATTTATTGTTAATAAAGAAGGTGTACCAACTGAAGAACTAGATATTAAAGGAATGGATGTAATGAAATCAAATATGAATCCATTGTATAGAAAGTTTGGTGAAGGTATTTTACTAGATATAATGTATGGTAAAACTAAAAATGAAATTGATAAAAAGATTATTGATTTTAAAAAATCATTAGATGTTGTACCTATTAAAAGTATCGCTAAACCAACCGGAGTTAGAAATATTAAAAAATATATAGCATCACCTCCACAATCAGGACAGATATTTTCTAAACTAGAACTTAAATGTCCTATTAATACTAAAGCCGCTATATGGTATAATGATTTATTACGTTTTAAAAAACTAGATAAAAAATATTCATGTTTTACAGAAGGTGATAAGATGTATTACATACAATTAAAAGACAATCCATATAAAATAGAAGTAATAGGATTCACAGGTAATGATCCAGAATTCATAACTGATTTTATTATTAAATTTATTGATAAAGAAGAAGGATTTAATTCAACTCTATTAAACAAATTACAAGGTATATATAGTGATCTGAAATGGTCATTTCCAAGTTTAAATGCTTATGTAAATAAGTTTTTTTCATTCTAAAAAATATATTATATTTAAAATATGAATAAGCAAATTCTAACATCAGTTATTGATAAGTACCATTTAGGAGGAACTGTAGAATCAGTTAAATGGGTTGTTAACGATAAAAATATAGTTATCAATTTTATTACTCCATTTAAAAACTTAGTAGGTAAAATAACCAGTTCTAACATCGATTTAGAGGACAGTGAAATTGGGATATATAATACTAGTCAATTTGTTAAGCTAGTCAAGATAATGGATAATTATATAGTTTTAAAACTAAATAAAAGCGAACGTGGTACTCCACTTGAACTAACTTTAGCAGATAATCAATATGATTTAAATTATTACTTATCAGATCTAAATTTGATTGAGTCTGTTCCTGACATTAATGAACCAACATCATATGATGCTACAGTAGATATTGATAGTGAGTTTATTAATAAATTTGTTAATGCTAAAAAAGCATTAGGTGATATTAAGCAATTTACAGCTAAAACAGAATATGATGCTAATGAAGGAACACAATTATTAATCACTATAGGTGAAGGAAATGGTTACGCTAATAAAATTAAATTTAAAAATAATTGTGAATCATTATTTGGATTAAGTGAAATACCATTTCCAGCTGATATAATGTTAGAAATATTAAAAGCAAATTCTGATACAACTAAGGGTAAAATAGAGATTAGTCAAGAAGGATTAATGAAATTAACATTTGAAGAAGATTCTATAGAATCTATTTATTATTTAGTTCGTCTTTCTACAAACTAATATATTTATAAACACAAACAGAGGCACGGTAGGTCTCTTAGTTACGAATAATTAAAAACCGCTTACCTTCGGGGAGCATAAAACACAGGAGGTTTAAAATGACATATTTATCCCATTGGGAAACAGACCCAATTGACATTTTTTGGAAGAATTTTTTCGACCAAAACAGTAAGTTCCAAAACACAATTGACGCTAAAATCAACTACCCAGTTGATATCTACGAGACAGAAAACGGGTTACGATTTGAACTCGCAGTAGTTGGTCTAGACAAAGAAGATCTAGATATACAAACAGAATCAGATACATTAAGAATTAAACACGAAAAAAAGGAAAGTGATATTCCACTTGAAGCATACTACCAAAAAGGTATAGCTAAACGCTCATTTGATTTAGCGTGGAAAATATCATCTAAACTTGATTTAAGCAAACTAGATGCTACATTAGATAAAGGATTATTAATTATTGATGTTCCTTATTCAGCTGATAAAGCACCTAAAAAAGTTGAAATCAAATCAAACAACAAATCCTTATTACAAGGATAATTAAAACGAGACCTACCAAAACTCTGTTATGTTAATACCAACCCAGCTTATTCCATTCCAAGATAAACTTTATATCTTAAAACGTCGTGTTATAGATGATCCTAAATACACTGGTGAACCATTAGACACTATGATGAAATGGATAGGATCAAATAAAGTTCTAAGAAAAGATGGTTATTTATTTTTTCTAGAAGAAATAGAAGAAGCTGAAGTGCTTGGCTATGAGACAAAAAATTAGTATATTAATTAAAATAAAGTATTATGAGTAAATTAAAACCATTAAATGGGAACATTATTATTAAGCCTTTAGAGGACCAAGAAACAACTTATGGCAATATTGTAATTCCTGATATGGGAAAAGAAAAACCAGAAATAGGAGAAGTAATAACAGTAAGTGACACCTTAAATTGGCATACAGGAGAGTATGTTCGTTCAAAAATTAAACCAGGAGATATAGTTCTTATACCTAAGATGGGTGCTGTATCGTTTATGGTGGATGGAGAAGATTATTATGTAACTAAAGAAACAGAAATATTAGCAATTTATGAGTAAAATTATAGAGTATAATCAAGAAGCAAGACAAAAACTAGCTGAGGGAGCTAGAAAGTTATCTCAAGCAGTTGTATCAACATTAGGTCCATTTGGTCGTAATGTTATTATTGAAAGACAAAATGAGTTACCTCAATCAACTAAAGATGGTGTTACAGTAGCTAAATCAATTACTTTAAAGGATCCAATTGAAAACATAGGTGCTGAGGTGATTAAACAAGCCGCCATTAAAGCCGCTAATACTGCGGGTGATGGTACAACAACAACAACACTATTAGCTTATTCTATTATTAAAGAAGGTTTAAATAGTGTTAGAGCAGGTTCAAATGCTGTTGAAATTAAAAAGGGTATTGACGCTGCTGTTAAACAAGTAGTTAGTGCTTTAAAAGAAAATAGTAAAGATATTTCATCTGAAGAACAATTAAAACAAGTAGCTACAATATCAGCTAATAATGATGAATCAACAGGTGAATTAATTGCTACTGCTATTGATAAAGTAGGTAGAGAAGGAGTAGTTGCTATTGAGGAAAGTAAAACAGGTGAAACATCACTTGAAGTAGTAGAAGGTATTCAATTTGATAGAGGATATAAATCACCTTACTTTGTTACTAATAATAGTACAATGCAGTCAGTTTTAGAAGATCCATTTATATTAATTTATGATGGTCGTATAACAACAGCTGCTGAGTTATTAAATGTATTACAAAAAGTAAATAGTGAGAATAAATCATTACTTATTGTAGCTGATGATATTGATGGTGAAGCACTAGCCACACTTATTGTTAATAAAATGAGAGGTGTTGTAAAAGTATGTGCTGTTAAAGCACCTGATTTTGGTGAACGTAAAACATTACTATTAGAAGATTTAGCTATTGTTACTGGAGGTCAAGTTATATCTAAAGACAAAGGTTTGAAATTAGATAAAATGTCTGTAAGTCAATTAGCATCTTATTTAGGTACAGCTAGAACAATAACAGTGAGTAAAGAAAAAACAACTGTTGTTGATGGTAAAGGATCTGAAGAAGCAATCACCGCTAGAGCTATAGAAATTAAAACACAAATTGATAATGCTCAATCATTCTTTGAAAAAGAAAAATTACAAGAACGTTTAGGTAAATTAATTGGTGGTGTAGCTATTATTAATGTTGGTGGTGTGAATGAAATTGATATGAAAGAGTATAAAGATAGAGTTGAAGATGCTTTATTTGCTACTCGCGCCGCTAATGAAGAAGGCATATTACCAGGTGGAGGAGCAGCATTATTATACGCTAGAGAAGCTATTACATACAGTAAAGAAGAAAGTGAAGATTTTAAAACAGGTAAAAAAATAATTTATAGTGCTTTATCAGCTCCATTTATTCAAATACTTGATAATGCTGGTTATAGTAATCCAAGTTGGTATATGTATGAATTAAATAAAATAGCTTTAGATCCAAATACTGATGTGTATGATAACACATGGAGAGGATATGATTTAAAAACTGAAACATTTGTTAATATGCTTGACGCAGGTATATTAGATCCAACTAAAGTAGTTCGTTTAGCAATTGAAAATGCATCTTCTGTAGCTGGTACTATATTAACAACTGAAACTGTTGTATATGAGGAACCAACTAAAGATAAAAAAGATGATGAAGGAATGGGTAATATGATGGGAATGATGTAATAAAAAAAGGATCAGTTTTCACTGATCCTTAATCATTATAAAATGATTTTACTTAAGCTTTCTTCTTAGAAGCTACAGACCATACACCACCAACAAGTGTCATAACACCACCAAGAATTTCTTGGAATAGCACATCACTAACAAGTCCTTTTGCGATGATAATACCACCAATAAAGGTTAAGGCATGTCTGATAAGACCTAAAGTTTGCTCTTTCATGTTTTTTTAAATTTTAGTTAAAAATAAGTGTGTTTTTGACACTGATATAAATATTGTATAAATAAGTTTTTGACCTGGAATTTAAACCTATATTTAATATATAAATAAAAACTATGATTTGGTATATTTACATTATTAGTATTAGTTATTGTGTTTGGAAAATGACTAAAAGCCATAAAAAAGCATACGGTGAAGGAAATCCAATTGGACCAACACCAGGATTAGAAACTCTATTTATCATTCCATTTGCTCCAATTCTAGCGGCGGTTGATATTACTATGACATGGGTTAGATGGTCGCGTGAAGCAGAAGAAGCTAAAGTGAGAAGAAATAAAATATTCTAATAATTGTCAAGTGGTGAAAGCTAGATCAGCAGGTAGACACACCCACTCGTCTCGTGGGCGCTGAGTTTGAGATAGATGTTTGGATATGGGTTGACCACAAGCCGGCTATTTTGTCCAACATTGAATCACAGCGTGGATGGTTCGAATCCTCCCTTGACAGCATAATCGTTCGAACGTGGAACGACGAAGACAAGCTGTGGCATACCGTAAGATCTGCTCGCTTAACAGCTCCGAATCGTTGGTCGGCACAGTTGGCAACTCTGGGGGTATTTAAAAAGTTGCAAACAGTCAGGTGGGTGTAATGCGGGACGGTTCCCAAATCCATTAAAACGGTTGCTTATCCGGTTCGAATCCGGCCCTGACTACTGACACGCACGGCAACCGAAGTCACACTAGTCACTGATTAGGCAATGCGAACAACACACGAAGAATACCTCACTGTGCGTAGGTTAGTTTTAAGTTCTTCTGACCGTGGGGAAAGGCCCACTCCAGCCTGGATGTTGGAATGGTTTACAAGTTTGACTTAAAATCAAATGGGCTGAAAGCCCGTGTGGGTTCGAGTC